ACGGTCCCGCTTCCGGGTCCGGGGAAAGCCGACGCTTCACAGCGTGGGCATTCTGGTTTCAGTGTCGGAGGCGCTCCTCGAGGGTCTTCGGCCCGGCCCATGCAGGACCTGACCTAGAACCGACGTTGCGCTCGCCGGTGAGTGAGACCGGAACGGTCGGCTGCGGCTGAGGGACGGGGGAACTCCCCATCATTTCCTCGCGCACCCGGGCTTCGATCTTTGCTTCGAGATCAGCCACGTTGACGGCGCCAAGGGCTTCCATCTTCGCTGCGTTGGCGGCGATCTGGTAAGCCTTCTCCCACGGGTGCTTCGCTGCGAGCGCCTGCTGTTGCAGGGCAGGGTTCTGTTCCATCATTGCGATGAAACGCGCCTTCATCTCGTCGAAGTCTTCGTGGGCCTGGTCGGCAAGCATCTCGGACACGTCGAGGCGCGCATTGAACGACGCCCGGTTGACTGCCTGCCCGGTGAGATGCTCGCCGAACGCCTGCTCGTTCTCCCAAACCGAGGGAGGCGAGGCAGGCGGTTCCTGCGGCTGCTGAAGCTGTTGGAGTTGCTGCTCGAGCACGGAAAGCCGTTCTTCGGCCTCTTGGCGCTTCCGCTTTTCGGTGAGGTATCCCTTGAACTGGTCATCGGGGATAGGGTTGCCCGGCGTCGGCTCAGCAGGCTGTGCCTGCTCCTCATCGCCCGTCTTGGCCGCAAAGCGCCCGTGTTCGTCCCGTGCAGGCCCGCTAGGGGCTTCTTCGGGCGTCCCGGGTGCCTCGGGTGCCGGTTCGGCGGCTTGCGCCTCTACGGCCTCCGTAGGCTCGTTGCTCAGCCGCTCGTCGATCGTCTTGGTCATTGGACCATCCTCAGCGCCCGTTTCGGCGGCTTCCCTACAGCGCCCGTTGGTTGCCCGGCGTCGGCTTCTACGTCATCACGACGTTGAACTTGGTCGAGGGTAAAGCCCCTCGTCGGTAAGTCGGTGGCGGTGCCCATGAGGAAGGCCCGAAAGCCGCGTCTCACCGGACAACCCGCCCGTAATCGAACGCCACCGGCCCCGCGATGGGAGGCGTGCGCTTCGTGAACGACGGCAGCCCCGGCTTGTTGAGCTTGGCGTAGAGCGAGCAGCCCGGCGCCATACACAACACATCGACCCGGCAAGGCCCGTCGAAGAACTGGTGCCCGAGGCAGCCTTCAACCCGCAAATGGCGCGGGTGCTTGTAGTCCGTGTGGGTCGCTTTCACGCCGCTGCCCTCATCCCTGCCTGCAATGCGTTGACCTGCGTGTCGGACTGTTTGGCCGCTGCGCTAGCGCGGTTGAGCGCGGTCTTGCTCTCGGTCTCCTCGACCTTGGCCGCTTCGCCCTTCAAGGCGATCTCCTGCGCCATCTGCTGTTCCGGTGCCGGGGGTTGCTTCATCGCTTCCTCGAGCTTGTCCTTGCCCTTGAGCGCACTCGACGAGATCAGCATCTCCCACAATGGACCAGCTATTTGCGGCGGTGCGCCGGGCAGCATCTTGGCGATCGTGTCGAACTGCTCGGCCGCGACCGTCGGAGTGTCGATGCCCTCGTCGACGATGATGTCCACGTCCAGCTCGGCGACGTTGTTCTCGATCCCCACCACCTGTTGCGCAGCGGGCATCATCGCCAGCGTCTGCAGGAACTGGATCACCTGCGGATCGGCCTGTTCCGGGTTCTTCGGATCGACGCCCAGTTCCTTCGCCTTGGCCTCGATCGCCGTTATCGGACGGTTCAGCCCGACAAAGCGGACGTTGTTGTCGTTGTCGGTGACGCGGACCCACCGTTCCTCCGACCATGCCTGGCGCACCCGGCCCCACACCGAACGATAAACCGCGAGGCTCAAGCGCCGGATGCAGTCGAGGAAGTCGGCCGCCTCGGTCATGCCGCCCATCTGCTGCAGTGCGATGGCCTTGCCCGATTGCCCGCCTGTGTCCTTGCCCGCCATCGCCGAATTTGCGCCCGTGCGGTGGATATGTTCCCGTGCGTCCAGCATCAGTTCCAGGTTGCCCATCGCCTCCGACTTCTGGTCGAAGATTTCAACGTCGCCCGCCTCGCCGATGAACACACCGGTCGGCAGCGACATTTCCTTGCGAACGTCCTTCGCGGACAACGCCACGGCCGGGCTGATACGGATCTTCTGGCTGCTGATGAGGTGCAATGCCTTCGAACGCCGCTTGTTGATTTCGTCCTGCGGCGAGAGCATCGCCTGCACTTCGCCGTAGCGGTTGTTGTCCCGGTCCACGTAAAGCGAGATGGCCTTGATCGGGCATTCAGGTTCACCGTCGGCGTCGAGATAGGGCGACACCTGAGGTTCAACTACAAAACCACCGCGGGTGAAGATGCAGAACATCCACTGCCCCCGCTCGCGGTAGTAATGCTCGCACAGCCTTACCCGGCGCCGTTTGTAGTCCGCCCACAGGTTGTGCTTGGGCTTGTCGTCGTAGGTCTCCGAACTCTGCGCACTGGCCCATGTCGCGTCGAGAATGCCTTCCGCCTCGGGGTGCTTGCCCTTGGCGTCGTCGAGGTCCATCCAGATTACCACGCCCTGAAAGCTGGCGTCCTCGAAGTCGTCCGCGCTCGAGTGCGGGTCGTAATAGTGCCTGTCCCACGGCACCAGGCGAATGTCCGGATCGACGCCACGCTTGGTCTGCTTGAAGCCGACGAACGCCGCGCCGGTTCCTTCAATGGCGAGGTCCTTGGTAGCAGCCGAACGCTTGTCGTCCCAACGGCTGTCGTCGCACACGTAGCGGATGGCATCGGTTGCCGCGCTCGCGCCTTCTTCGTCGGGATTGTTGCGCGGGAAGGCTTTCGGGTCCTTGCGGGTCTGCTTTTCCAGCCCCCGCATGGTCTTGACCTTGGGCTTGATCTCGTTGAACACCACCGGCGGCTGACCGCGGTCCTTGAGGGCGCTTTCCTCGTCGGCCGTAAGCTGCTTGTCGTCGAAGTCGTCGCGGCACTTCTCCGAACGCTCACGCGCATCGCGGGTGACCTCCTCGGCGTTCTCGAATTGCTGGACGTAACGCATCAGCCGTTCGTCGGAGGTTTCGGCCACGTTCAAACTCCAACCGCTGCCAGATCGTCGCGGTCGAGCCATGCGCGGTCCTCGGCATCGTCAAGGTCGTAAACGCCGCCCTTTCCCCAGTAATTGCCCTCGCAGGCGCGCTGGAACATGCGGCGGCGCTTGCTGTCGCGCGTCTCGGCGAAGGTGGCGAACCCGAGACGGCGCAAGCGGATGGCATACCGCAGGCGTTCGTCAGGCGAACCGCCCACCACCGCGCACTCGCGGGGATTGAGGGTCACGCCGTTTTCCAATTGAGCTCCTCCTTCGGTTCGCGGGCGTAGCGGTCGCGCGGCTTGTCGGGTTTCATCGCTGCGACGATGGCCGGGTGCGCCTGGTCTATGGCCCGTCCGATGAGGCTTGCCGTGTCGACCTCGTCATCATGCTTGCCTGCGGGGAACACGAGGAACTCGGCAAGGTCGGCACCGTGTTCGAAATGGACCCGACCGGTTGCCGCCATGGCTTGAAACGATCTGGCCCTCGTCGGCTTGTCGTGGACGCTCGGCAGCCATTCGAGGCGGCAGTAGACCTTGCGTTCCCTCATCCTTCGCCGGAGCATCGGTTCGACCGCTTTCTGGATGACCCCGCCTTCACCGAACCATGCGAGCGGCTTGTATTTGGCTATCAGGTCCAGCTTGCGTTCGATCCATTCGTCAGAGGCCGTCTGGCCGCGCCAGCCATCGACACGGTAAACGTCGCCTTCGCTGTCGATGCCCCACATGCGGTGGACCGTGTAATCGCCGTCGCCATCGGTCACCGCGTAATCGCTCGAGCCGTAGTGCCTGAGCGTCGGCAGCTTGTCGTATTCCTTGAACCATGCCCGCTGGAAGAACGTGCCTTCATCCGGATGCGGGCTTTGCTGGTAGAGCGCGTGCCAGAACCGCGGGAGTGTATTAGCCTTGATGCGTTCCAGTGCCTCAAGCGGGTAGGCTTCGGGCCACAACGCTTCCCCGTGGTCTATCGCGGGTAGCTGGACGATCTCCCACTTGTCGCCGCCGTGGTTCTGCTGTTCGATCAGGTAGCCGCTGAGGTCGTCTTCGTGCATCCGGTGGTTGATGACCACGATTGTCCCGCCGGGCTGCAGGCGGTTGTAGACGCTGCCCTGGTACCATTCGATGACCCGCTTGCGCTTGGTCTCGCTCTGCGCATCCTCCATCGTTGCGAACGGGTCGTCGATGATGAAGTCGTCCGCACCCTTGCCGAGCACTTGAGATCCTACACCGACTGCAGCGAACACCCCGCCCTTGTTGGTTGTCCACCTGCCAGCGGCCGTGCTGTCCTCGGACAATGCCACGTCGGGGAACACCGCGGCGTATTCCTCGCTGCGGATGATGTTGCGGACTTCCCTGCCAACGTCCGTTGCGAATGACTCGGTTGCGCTTGCCGCGATGATCTGGCGCTCAGGATGCCTTCCAACATTCCATGCCGGGTAGCGGCGGCTTGCCAGTTCGGTCTTGCCGTGCCGTGGTGGCAACAGCAGCATCAGCCGGTCGATTTCCCTGCGCTCGACCCGTTGCAATTGTTCCGCGACGATGCGGTGCGGCTTGCCGGTGACGTAGCGCGGATGGGTTAGCTCAGTGAACGCCAGGAGCGACGAGCGAGCGCGTCTCGCCGACAGTTCCCGCGTCATCGCTTCCAATTCCCGCATCGAGGAAAGGAGCGAGGTGCGCGAGTTGCTGTCGGATGCGCTCTGCAAGTTCTGCATCGGTCATCCCGTCGTATTGGTCATCGAAGCTCAGGCGGTGTTCCTTGGGCATCAGCGAGGCGATGACCTTGAGGTATTGCGCGGGCTGGTCTTCGCGGACCTTGACGACCGCGGCGATGCCGTGTTCCTCGAAGTCCTGCTGCAGCGCTTGGATGAACGCTTCGCCGAGCTTGTTGCGTGCGCCGATTGGACGGCCGGGCGAAACAGGCGGCACGACAAAGCGCCCGTGTTCGTCGCGCTTTTCACCGCTTACCAAAGCGTTGTTCATCGTCACCTCGTTGAACTTCGCCGGCTCGACACACGCATGGCGCT